TTATCTCCTGGAGTACTTGTTAGGGAGGTTGACTTAACAGTAGGAAGAGCTGATAATGTTTTAGATAACATTGGCGCTATTGCTGGTCCCTTTCCTATCGGTCCAGTAAATGAACCAATCACTGTTACTAACGAAACAGATCTGATTAATGTTTTTGGAAAACCACTTTCAACTGATGCTCAATATGAGTATTGGATGAGTGCATCATCTTTCCTGTCATATGGTGGCGTTCTTAAGGTTGTTAGAGCAACTGATGACGACCTGAACAACGCTAACGCTGGAGTCGGAATTGCATCAACAGATAGTTTACAAATTCTAAATTATGATGACTATCAGAATAATCACTCTGATGCAACAGACTTTACATATGCTGCAAAGAACCCTGGTTCTTGGGCAAATGAACTGAAAGTTTGTCAGATCGACGACTTAGCAGACCAAAGAATCGGTATTGGAACTGATAACGTAGGAGATACGGGAGCAGTAGTTGGTCTTGCTGTAACCGCCGCTTTAAGCGGCGTTACTATTCCAGGATCTGGTACGACTTCAACCTTTGACGGTTATCTGAAGGGTATCATCACTGGAATCAATACAGATGCAACAAACTCCAAGAGCACGATCGATGTAAAGATTGTATCAAGGGTTTCCTCTGGTGGCACAGAAACTGCGATTACTTACCAGCAAGGTACTGCATTTGCAGCGTTTGATACATCAGATGCTATTAAGTTTATAGATACTGCAGGTATTCAAACTACTGGTAATGGCAATTTCTCAAGTATTACCCCAGAAACTGCTGTTGATTGGTATGATGAACAACTATTAGATCTGAGCAATACAACTATTTACTGGAAGGAGATCGCTCCAAAACCAGTAACCAACGTTTATGTTTCTGATAGACAAGGTAAGAACGACGGAATTCACGTTGTTGTCGTTGATGACAATGGTGGTATTACTGGAATCAAAGGAAACGTTATTGAAAGACACCTGAACCTGTCTAAAGCAAAAGACGCAATTTCTAACGTCAATGCACCAGAGAAAATCTACTATAAAGATTATCTCGCAGACAGATCTGCAAATGTTTATGCTGGTAAGAGTCCTGCTTCAGCAGAAGATACTTTCCACGGAACTGCTCCAAGAGCAACTGGATTCTCAACAGATACTACGGCATACACAACTGCTCAGGGTCTGTGGGGACAGAACGCACAGAGCACCGTATTCAGTGCGGTAGGAAACGTTACATACACCCTCAAGGGTGGCGAAGACTACACTGCGGGAGTACCAGCAACTGGTTCTAATGGCGGAATGACCGCTACCCTCGCAAACCTGATTACTGCATACGACAAGTTCTCCAATAAGGATGAGATTGAAGTTGATTATCTGATCATGGGTCCTGGTTCGACTTCCAAGTCAGAATCCCAGGCAAAGGCAAACAAACTCATCTCTATTGCCAATAGTAGAAAAGACTGCATGGCACTTATTGGTCCACATAGAGCAGACGTTGTTAATGTCACCAACACAGACACTCAAACAACAAACTTGATCAATTTCTTTAGTCCTCTGACCTCTTCATCATACGCAGTATTTGACAGTGGATACAAGTACACTTATGACAGATTTAATAATGAGTTCCGCTATATTCCATGTAACGGAGATATTGCTGGTCTGATGGTTAGAACAAATATTGTTTCCTATCCTTGGTTCTCTCCTGCAGGACAACAACGTGGTGTTATTAACAATGCAGTTAAGTTGGCATACAACCCAACCAAAACTCAAAGAGATCAACTTTATCCTTTGAGAATTAACTCAATCATCACCAAACCAGGTGTTGGTACAGTTCTCTTTGGCGACAAGACTGCACTGAGTTATGCATCCGCATTTGATAGAATCAATGTTCGTCGCTTGTTCCTCACAGTTGAGCAAGCACTTGAAAGAGCAGCGGAAGCACAACTCTTTGAACTTAATGATGAGTTGACCAGAGCAAACTTCAGAAACATTGTTGAACCTTACTTGAGGGACATTGAAGCAAAACGAGGTTTATATGGATTCCTCGTTATTTGCGATACGACAAATAACACTCCTGATGTTATTGATAATAATGAGTTTAGAGCAGACATCTTCCTGAAGCCTGCAAAATCCATCAACTACATTACCCTGACCTTCGTTGCTACGCGAACTGGCGTAAGTTTTGAAGAAGTAGCAGGTAGAGCTTAAGTTAGTTAATCTAAATAACAAAAGGAGGATAACAAATCATGGCAACTTCAAGAGAAAACAAAACAATTTCTCAATTTAAATCTGCACTGATTGGGGGCGGTGCCCGCCCCAATCTGTTTGAGGTAGAAATGCCAAGTCTACCAGGAGGAATTGCATGGGATGCCGAGTCATTCAGATTCTTATGCAAAGCAGCTGCTTTACCTGCACAGAACGTAGCATCAATCGATGTTCCTTTCAGAGGTAGAATTTTTAAAGTTGCTGGAGATAGAACCATTGATACTTGGACAGTAACCATCATCAACGATGAAGGATTTGCTCTCCGCAATGCATTTGAGCAATGGTCCGAACTGATTGCTAGATTGGATAATAACCTTGGAGCAACTGATCCATCTGCTTACATGGTCAATGCTAAAGTTTTCCAACTTGGTAGAGGAGCAACTGCTGCTAGCGTAACTAATCAGGGAGACAGAAACGCTGTTCTGAAGGAATATGAATTCATTGATATTTTCCCAACCAACGTTTCTCAGATTGATCTGTCATATGATTCTTCAGATACAATTGAAGAGTTTACTGTAGAATTCCAGGTACAATCATTCTCGGTTACCGGAGCAGGCGGTCCAAACGGTTAATAAATAGTCTAAGTATTAATCTACTAATAAATTATGTCCAAGTTATTTGGATTCTCTATTGAGAATACTGATCCACCATCACCATCGGCGGTTTCCCCCGTTCCTCCTAATAATGAGGACGGGGTTGACCACTATATGAGTAGTGGTTTTTTTGGGTCTTATGTTGACATTGAAGGTGTATATAGGACTGAATTTGAATTAATTAAAAGATACCGTGAAATGGCACTTCATCCAGAATGTGATAGTGCTATTGAAGATATTGTAAATGAGGCGATTGTTTCTGACACGAACGACAGTCCTGTAGAGATTGAACTTTCAAATTTAAATGCCAGTGATGGTATTAAGAAAAAAATTAGAAAAGAATTTAAATATATTTTAGATCTTTTAGATTTTGATAAAAAAGCACACGAAATATACAGAAACTGGTACATTGACGGTAGAATTTATTATCACAAAATCATCGATTTAAAGAATCCAACTGAAGGAATCCAAGAATTGAGATACATTGACGCAATGAAAATGCGTTATGTTCGTCAACAAAAAAAGAAAGAAGGTGATAAGCAAAATGTTTTCCAAAAGTTGAGAAGTGATAATCCTATGGATTATGATTTCCCAGAGATTGAAGAATATTTTATTTACAATCCCAAATCAATTTATCCAACAGGTAACGTAAACGCAACTGGTGCGAGTCAGGGCATTAAGATTGCAAAAGATGCAATCACTTATTGCACCTCTGGTCTTGTAGATAGAAACAAGGGAAATACACTTTCATATCTACACAAAGCAATTAAGTCACTCAATCAACTCCGTATGATTGAAGACAGTCTTGTTATCTACAGATTGTCTCGTGCTCCTGAGCGTAGAATTTTCTACATTGATGTAGGCAATCTACCTAAGGTAAAAGCGGAGCAATACTTACGTGACGTTATGATGCGTTATCGTAATAAACTAGTATATGATGCAAATACTGGAGAGATTCGTGATGACAAGAAATACATGGCTATGCTTGAGGACTTCTGGTTGCCTAGAAGAGAAGGAGGACGTGGAACTGAAATTACTACTCTTCCTGGGGGTCAGAACTTGGGAGAGATCACAGACATTGAGTATTTTAAAAAGAAACTTTATAGGTCCCTTAATGTACCGCCAAGCAGAATGGACGGAGAAGGTGGATTTAATCTGGGTAGATCTTCTGAAATTCTGAGAGATGAACTCAAGTTTACCAAGTTTGTTGGTCGTTTAAGAAAGAGATTCTCCAACATGTTCAATGACATGCTGAAGACTCAACTTATTCTCAAAAACATCATCACTCCCGAAGATTGGGAGATTATGAGTGAGCATATTCAATATGATTTCCTCTATGACAATCACTTCTCTGAACTGAAAGATGCAGAACTTTTAAACGAAAGATTGACGATGGTTCAAGCAGCAGAACCTTATGTTGGTAGATATTTTTCACAAGACTATGTTCGTAGAAAAATTCTTCGTCAGACGGATATTGAGATCCTTGAACAAGACGCACTAATCAAAAAAGAAATTGAGAATGGTGTTATTCCAGATCCAAATGCACCAGTAGACCCAACAACTGGTATGCCATTAGATTCCTCTGCAGATATGGATTTGGGCAAACCAATAATGGAACCGGAAATTGATGGTTCTGCAACGGAAGCACCAGAACTTCCCAAGGG